GGTCAGTATCAGGATTCCATACATAGATTCCGAACATTGGAAGCTGATTGGGGTGTAGAACAAAGCTACAACCCTCTGGTGTAGCAGGGGCAGCTCCCGAAGCAGTTGCTTCTTGCAATACTTTTATAAATGTTACCTTAGTCGAAGCCTTAGCACCAACCTGATAGTTCTTAATGTCTAATATTCGCCAATATGTGTCTTTTATAAATATCTCATCACTGAACTTAAATTGAAAAATATCGGTTTCATTAAGGTTCATGTGACATTCCATTATCCTTGCATCTATACCATAGATACCATTTAAATAATTGTACCAGTAGGCAAAGTATAAAGAGTCATAGGTTGTACCAGTTGTTACGTTAAAGATATTTAATCCACTGGCTATGGGTATATTTGTATTATCCCAATATAATGATTTGTTTGCACTTGTAAGGGTATATACATCACTTACAGGAATTATATCAAAAGGTGAACACACAGGGTATTGTAAAAACTCATATGCTGTAATAGACATACCCGAGCTTAATTCAAAGTGCATGTGTAGACCACTGCCCGAGGTGACTGCTGTTCCACTTGTGTCTAATATGTTTGTTGGTACGCCACAATAATAAAACAACTTAGGCTTAGTAGATGATGAAGCAGGTTCTATATCGCCATTAGTTAACGTATTGTATGTATAGTTATACATGACTGTTACGTTGTTTAAAAGCGTATTATTAGCATCATTATCAGTATATATCATATCATTGATATACGGTGAAAATATAGGATTATTTGTTAATGTTCCTGTTGCAAAATCATTGTTTGCTTCCAGATTAGTGAACTTGCCATATACATTGACCAAAGGCAGTTCCTCTTTAAAATACTTATTCCATAAATCTACGTCTTCTAAGTCTGTGAAAAGAGTGTTCTTTTTTTGTAGTGTTGTTGTATCTCTTATTATAATATCTTTAGATGTATCAAGTTTATGTGTCCAATCTTTCAAATCCCCTGAACCTAAGTATTGGTCATAGGGCAAGAATATTAGGTTAGTAGCATCACCAGGGTCAGCTAATACAATCATATTGAATCTTTGTATTATGTCTTTTAAAAAGGCTTTCTGCGAAATGCTATCATCAAAACAAGCCGCCACATTTATTTCTTCACCATACACCCCTGCTGTATCATAACCTTCCCATTGTATTGTGATAGTGTTTCTGTAGTTACCATTAGGACCATAATCGGAATTATTACCCCCTAAGTTAAATACGGCATCACCTGCTCCACTTGCCTCAAAACTTATTCTGTGCATTTCAAATCGTGCAGAAGCACCAACAGGCATGTCAGATATATCAAAGGATGCTTGTATAGGGGGAGAAAGCTGTAATGAAGGATTAGTTATTTCTATTTCTTCAATAAATCCTGCGCCATAGTAAACAGTCGCACCTGATGATGTTGTAGTAGGCAGTCCTGTCGCAGGGTCAAAACCTTGTAAGGCTATTAATATCATGATTGGGGAAATAGGATCGCCCGTGTCATCATCTTCACACATATCGTTCCTATGTATTCGTGCCTCAAATTCCACATCTGCCTGAATCATAGTAGGGTGTAGTTTTGTAAAACAATTATATGTAGTATTCCAACAGTTGTCATTATCAGCAAATATATTATCATCATCCGTCATGTCACTTGTTGTGTCGGCAGGCATTATTGTTGGTCCAATACTTTGACAACCTTCCACTTCAAACCCCGTACCACCACTATACTCATTGGTATACAATCCCCATGTTCCAGAATTTCCCACCCTCATAACACCACCAACGCTTGTCACCGTGCTTGTTATAGGGAGTTGGCTGTCACCTAATTTACCACCTAACGTCATAAACAGTCTTCCAAAGTATTCACTATCAATAAAAGTTGATGTATAGCTAAAGCCTGCCCTTGCAAGAATAAGTTGAAATAAAGCCTTTATTTGTATTGCAGGTCTTAGCTGTCCTATGTCTACTGTGTAGTTAGTAGCGTCTTCTATACCCATAGTGTTAATATCAGTCTGTGACATACATAGATATTTGTCATCACCATTATAAAAGAACTCACCCTTATTTGCTATTAAAGGGTACATGATTTTTTGCACATTTACTGACGAATCTCTTAAAGAAACAGCAGGGCTTTCGTTATTAAGAAAACCATCTGTCGTTCCGTCCCATGAAGCCTTTATATTAGTTTCATTAAACGTATGATTAAAATAGGTACTAAAGGTTTCATCAGGGTTTTTAAGAGCATCTACCAAAGGGCTGTTGCCTATAGCACTAAACAGGTTAGCTGTATTAGACATCAACACAACCTCATAGTATTGTGCTTTTAGATAGACTTGTTTTAACTGTATATAACCATCAAACTGTGGCACAGTACCCACATATAGAATGGCGTTAAATTTAGACCTTGTACTATAAGCTAATGTGGTTAGATTGACATTAAACCAATTCTCAAAGAATGTATTATTAGCATCAGTAAAAGGCAATTTGAACGTCTGGCTAAAATTTGTCTTTCTTGTGTCAGGTTCTTTAATATCAGAGAACTGATAATTAAGCGATATGTTTGGTTCTTCTAATAGGTCAAGCTCATAGGTTGTATCTACTGAAGCCCCTGAAGTAGCAGGTCTATATGCAACTAAACGTACTTTCATTATGAATTAGTGTTTATAGGATTAGCATATTCAATGTTTATTGTGTATTGTATTAATTTCTCATTAGCTACTGTCTTTCTCACAAAGTTAGAATCTGTTACTATTACAGCTTCAGTATATGTTGTATCATTATTAGCTGTTACATAAACGCTTGTTGAATATATTAGTTTTTCCATTAAATCTGCATCTTCTTCTGTTATCCAACCTGAATTTAATGTTTCTTTTAAAACAGCAGTAGTCTGTCTTGTATTTTTACCACGCATATCGTCATTATAATAGAATATGTCACTACTGAAATTACCTATTAATGAATTATATGTGTTTCTTTTTATGTCTAAGGTTTGAGAACTTTTGCTTGTAAAACTAAAATAGTCATAACATCCCAAACTATTTCTGAATGCTAATCTCCTAACCTTATAGCCCTTGCATGGTGCTGTATCATTAGTGGATTTCTTTCTTTTAATAAAATAGTATAAGTCTGATACTGCATTATTAGAAGCATCTAACGCTTGCACTGTATAGTGTGTCCATGAGGATATCACTGTAGAAGGACGAACATCTGCATCAATAGTTTGCTGGTCTAAGTTATATGTTCCACAACCAAAATATAATATCCTTTGCTTATCTATTAATCCTGCATCATTTGGTGCAATACCACCAAACCCTGCTGTGCTTTGGAATTTAAATTGATTAGAGGCAAGAGCTGCACTACCAGCATAATACTTGACTTCTATTTGATAAGCATTAGTGTTGAAATTTGTAGCATCATTTAAAAATGCTAAAGTGTGCATTTCATTATAATCAATATATGTCCTTCTAACCTTACCTAGATTTGATTCAAGTCCTGGAAGACCTACTATTCCTGCTGTACTCTTTTGCATATCGCTAAGAAACCTTTTTGCATTAGTATTCAAAGCAAACTCATTAAAAGTATTGCTTTGTAGGTATGCCGAACCAGGCGTGGTGTTTACGCTTCGTGGTTTGAATAAATCGTAAGAAGCCGCCATATAAAACCATGTGTCATTTACCGTTGGTGTATATTTTTCTACAGGAACATCAGTGGCATTTGCTGCATATTCTTGATATGCTTTTACACATAGCTGAACAATTTGTGTTTTAGTATTAGTGCCATCAGCCCCAATCATTTGATTGTCACCGTTAGCACTAAATATCTTAGCACCACTTCCACCTGCTGAAACACCATGAATACTCCTAAATGGGGGCGAAGGATCATTCTGGTCAAATACAGTATCAACAATCTGCGTGTTAGCTATATCTCTAATGTCAAAATATGCTCTTGCCCTTTGTGTACCACCAGCATTATCAGCAGGAAATCCATTCCTTCTTTGTTTTAGTTTTGCAATTACGTTTCCTGACACATTAGTAATTCTAACTTCTACAACTAATTTAAAGTAAAACAAACCACTTATATCATCTTGATAAACCATATATCCTATTAATGGATTATAATTTGTAATAACAGGTACTTGGTCTGATGAATTTACTGGTTTCTGTGCGAATGATATAGTTCCTATTGCCATTGTCTAATCTTTTAATTTTTGTTCTAATGCTAATTCTAAGTCATCAGCAAATGCTTCTACTATTTTATCTGTTTGTTTATTAAATTGTTGCGTAAAGGGTCTAGTAAAGAATTGTGTTCTGGTTAATCCTCTTTGGTATATAGCCCTTTGTATTAAAAATGCTATACTTTTCCTAGAAATAAACTTACCGTTTTGTCTTGCTTCTTTAAGTGGTTTTCTAACAATCCATCTGTCTATTGCTCCCCTAGGTGGCATCTTTGTTGAAAACTTAAAAGGACTTCCTGCGCCCCTCATTTTACCACTACCCTTATAACCACCAGCACCTCTAACACCTTCATCAACAAATGCCCAATAATCTTCTGCACCACCAAATTCAAATTCTAACGTAACACTATCTTTTGCAGATGTCACTAGATAATCAAAATCATTATATAGTGTATTGCCACTTGTTGTCTTTTTCTTTTTCTTTAATATGCCTTTACCTTCTTTGACTACATTGCCGCCAAATTTCTGCATAGCTTGTATGGTTTTTTCAAACTTCATTAACTATTAGGGTCTACTGGTACTACACAAAGGTTATTAGTATTATTTACTTGTATGCTTAGAGTTGCGCTCCAACCCGTTAAAATGTTGTCAAAACGTGCAGTAAAGGGTTCTGCTGTTATTGGTGTTTCCAATACCACTTGGCCATCTACCCAGCTTGTTGAATATAAGCTATGTTTAAATTCATTGATAACATCTTGTATTATTCTAAGATTTTCACTGAACGTATATTGCCTATCACTCATATCTTCACGAATCATATCAAGAACATATATAGTAAAGGAATAAGTCATTACACCCTTATCAATAGTAGATGGTCCAGGCTCGGAATAAAGTATTGGATAATTTCCAGCACCTAACTTAGCCACGTCCACTTCATCAAGAAAACCATTGTGAAATGATTTTATCTCATAATGTTTATCAGCAATTGTGTCTAAAAAATCTACTACGTTTTTAAAAGTTATCATAGTTGTTACGTTTCTTGTTGTTATAATCTTGACTATATGCCAAGAATGTTAAAACCTCTAGGATTGGTAATTTGGTTATTTTTCCAATGTTTAATATATTATCATTAGATAATGAATGTAACACATTATACCAACCCCATTTGGATTGCATACTTACGCCTTTTGCAGTTTCTTCTCCTGTGCTTTCAAATAGTGGTGAGAAATCTTCGCCAATTCTTCGCCTAAAGTCAAAAAAAAACCTAGACTACTAAGTGCTATATCCATTGGACAATCTTTAAACAGTTCTTCTTTGAACTCATCAGGATTATATTCTTCTATAGCAAATCGTTCGCCCCTTGCAAAAGTTATTTTTCTATAAAGTATTGACATGATAATATGTAGGTTCTCAATAGGTTCTTTGCAGTATGATTCTAAATCTATGTATTCACCTGTGCTTATCCCTGAAAGGTTAGGGCAAAATCCATATTCTTCATCTTTAAACATGAACCTTTTTCTAAATTTATCTTTGTTAGGTTCTGTATCTATCATGTTTTTAATGATAGCCATGATTTCTAATAAATCTTTGTATGCCATCTTCTTAACTACAAAAGGGCTTGTGCCACATAATAGAGCCAAACTCTTTACCATTTTGTTCTTGTCACTCCCCTTACCTTCTTGTATTTTAACATATTTCTGGTATGTTCCTATAGTTATATCACACCAGTTATCAGGTATTGTCAATTTAACTTGCTTCATTATATATAAGTATAAAAATTAATAATTTGTTTTTAAGCAATGTAATACTTGCCAGAATAAGAAACCATCAACTTATTTAATGCAACGTATCTAACGCAATCAATGGCATGATTATAAGCATCTATAGGCTTATTTGTTATTTCATTATTCTTATTCTTAATCCATTTATAGTTCCTAAATTCTTTGATAGCATTAACACTTCTTTTAGTAATATTGATTTTATGCCTTTTTAGAACATCTATGCCAATACGAATAGAGTCCGCACCCTTCTTGGTTGGCTTTATATTAATACCCCCCATTCTAAATATCTCCTCTATTGATTTGGGTTCGGCACTATCGGCAAATATCTCAATGCTTCTATCTATGCCTAATTGCTTTATTCTATGTGCAATATCTTGATTAGTCAAACCCTTTTCATAAAGTAGCTCATCAATATATAAATCTAAGTCATGCTTATATACTTTGATAATAGATGTCGGGTCTGCACTAAAGCCAAAGTCTAATCCCAAAGCAACGTCAGAAGCGTTAGCTGGGATCGTATCAATTATGTTAAATGACGGGAATATGGTTTCAGTCGCAACCCCTCGCATACCTTCACCAAAAACCCGCCATAAGTTTTCATCTACTTCTTTAAGTCTTTCAATCTCTTTAATTGTTTCTTTGTCTAAGAATGGATTGTCTTTATATGTTGATATATGAAAATCTACATCATCTCTATTAGCATCAATTATTTGTGAATATAGCCAATGGTATTCGTCAGATGGATTAAAGTCAATGATTATCTTATATGTTGTTCTAAGCGCCAGTTGGGTGTATTCTTCAAAACCAAACTCATTACACTCGTTCATAAATAACACATCTCTTTTACGTCCTCTTACACGCTGTGGTTGGTCAACGGATATGAACTCTATAACATTGCCATAAAGGTAATATAATGCACTAGACTTGTTGTGGTTACGTTCATCATACAGATTCTCTTTTTTTAGTATCTCAAAGAAATCACGCATAGCAGTACCCCTTAATGCTGGAAATGTTTTTCTTGCTATTGTGATATATAAATTCTTGCCTTTGTTTTTATAAGCAAATTCAATCAATGCTAGTAAAATAGAATATGTCTTACCGCTTCTTGTTCCACCTTGTAATACACATATCCTTTTATTAGACTGTTTTACATCATAGTATGGTTTCGCTTGTTTCATCATCATCATTTATCCAAGATGGCGGACTAGCTGATACATTAACGTTCTGGTCAGGTAATCCTTCAATCCTATCTAAGATTTCTTTAATGGCTTTTAATTTTTCGTTATTATTAGAATCTTTATGAAATGCTATTTGTATTAACATCTTTGCTATCGGTGAACCAAAATCACCTTCACCACCCATATTAGTATCTTGAACAGATAGTAGTTCTTTTAATACAGTAGCTACATTTCTCCTACCTTTTGGTCTACCATTCTTTGCAGGTTGGTTAGTAGAACTAAACTGTGTTGCTTTATTTGGAAACTTATTCATAATAAATCATTTATTCTGTCTTGTGCTATTTTAAAATAATCTTTGTTAAGTTCAATACCAATAAAATTTCTATTAGTATTACAACAAGCAACACCTGTAGTTCCTGAACCCATAGTGAAATCCAAAACTGTTTCTAATTCATTTGTATATGTTTTAATTAAGTATTCTATTAATGCAACAGGTTTTTGTGTGGGATGTAAAAATTTTGTATGAACGCTTTTTATATCTATAAGGTTTGAAGGGTTTTTTTTATCTTTTCCATACAATAATTTGCTTTTATATCTTCCACTTTTCCATCTTATTCTTTCGGTTTTTACCATTCCCCCCATTTTGTAAGTTCTTCTTTTTTTTGTGTTTTCACTTGCTTCTTGAAATATCGGGTAATATTTATGCGTTTTGTTGCTAAAAACAGAAATAATTTCTGTGTATTTTAATGGTTGATATTTTGATATTTGAAAATTCCCACATCTGCTTTTTTTCCAAATCCAGTCATACTTATAATTCTTTATATTAGACATTCTTAAAGCACTACTAAACGGCTCACTACCAAATAAAACTATTGCACCATTTGGTTTTATAATTCTGTTTAATTGTTTCCACATAGGCTCAAAAGGAATAACACTATCCCACTTACAAGCTGTTGTTCCATAAGGGGGGTCTGTTATAATAGGATCAATACTTTTATCAGCTATTGACTTCATAACTTCTAAACAATCTCCTTTATATAACTTCATTGATTCCGTTTTTAAACCGATTTCTTTAATGTTGGACTATAACCTTGTTCTTTCAATTCTAAATGTATTTTCTCTGCTT